ATGGCAAGGCAAAAAGCGAGCGTTAAGCCTAAAAACTTTGTTAGGCTTCGGAACAAGAAATTAGCTAATGGCAATAAAAGCCTGTATCTCGATATTTATCGAGACGGAGTAAGAAGTTATGAGTTCTTGAAAATGTATCTTGTTCCAGAAAAGAACAATGTAACAGCAAGACAGCAGAATGAAAACACCTTGCAGGCGGCAGAGGTTATAAGAAGTGAGCGACAAAATGCGATAGTTAAGGGGCAGGCTGGAATTACTGATACCAGTGTTAAGAATAAGCTATTATTGATGGACTGGCTTAAGATCTACAGAGTCAAACTTGAAAAGAGGCAGTATAAAGACATTTCCCATGTTGACAATTTAATGAGAATACTTGCGGAATATAAACCTGCAGTAGTAGCAAGACTAACAAGCATTGATAAGGGCTTTGCAAAAGGCTTCATTGATTACTTGAAACATGATTATGTAAGCTACAAGGGCAACAAGCGTTTGCAGAATAGTACAATCGTAGACTATGTGAGGACATTTTCAGTCGCGATAAATGCTGCTATAAAAGACGGATATAAAATAATCAATCCTTTTAAACTTCTTTCTTCTGATGAGAAAGTAAAACAGCCGGATAGTCATAGGGAATATTTAAGTCAAGAAGAACTGCTAAAGTTAATGATAACACCATGTAGAAGGGATGATATAGGGAAAGCATATCTTTTTGCCTGCTTTTCCGGACTAAGAATTTCTGATATTCGTGCGTTGAGATGGAAGAATATTATAGTAGAAGATGGGCAATTCTTTGCTATGCTTTTCATGCAAAAGACTGGTAAGGAGTTGAAAATACCTTTACCGGATAAAGCGATGGAAATAATACCAATAAGAGGTAATGATGAAGATGAGGTATTCTCTTTGCCTTCCAATCCCACCGTAGAAGATAATTTGAAGAAATGGGCAGAAGCGGCAGGAATAAATAAGCATTTGACTTTTCACACAGCTCGCCATACTTATGCAACTTTATTGCTTACGTTAGGAACCGATCTATACACTGTTAGCAAAATGTTAGGGCACACTAATGTGGCTACAACTCAAATTTATGCCAAAGTGGTGGATAGGAAAAAAGTTGACGCTGTAAACCTTGTAAATGATGTGTTTAATAAATAAAGTGAGTAATGATGGATAAAATAAGAACTCTTAAGTATCTTGGCGAGGAAAGCTACAAATATAGCAAGGAAATATTGGGCAACAATGGTAAAGTATGGTTCGATTTTCACTTTGATAAATTCTTTAAAGTATGCGATTTGGGGCTTGTTGGTGAAAGGTGCATTGAAGTAATATCGGTAGGCAAAGATAAGGATATAGCCCAATTCCTGCGTGAAGCAACAGAAAGACTAAGAAATGCGGGAGCAAACTCTGTGGTGATAGATGCGTTTAATTGCGAAACTATGTATTTTGATATGATGGCCAATGAATCATATACTGATGAAAAAAGTTTGTCAGGTAAACAAGAAAAGAAAGAAATTCTCAAAAGAGGGAGAAGAAGTAAGCCGTTTAAAGATTACTTGCAAAATGATGATGGCTCTAAACTTCAGACTTTACACGATGTTATGAGTGGGAAAGGAGGTAAAGAGGTGGCTTTAGTGATTAAAGTAGCAATACAAATAGGCTGGATTACAAAGCCTACTTATAAAGCGGTAGCTGATGAATTTGGTAATATAGGGAATAGAAGCAACTACAACAAGTATATTAATGGCGATAAATTTACATCTGATGAAATAGTGGGTATTAAAGCTAAATTACAAAATTAGATACTCTTAAAGCGGCATTTAGTAGCACTTAGTAGACACAAATAAAGTGGCTATTAAGTGCTATTTTTTTGTTTGATATTAGGTTAATTTTCTTGTTTATGTTTGCATTGTTCTTACAACGGTGATAGTTGGTAACACCGTTTTGAATGAGCAAATAGGCAGAACCGACCAACGTTCTGCATTAAGGCTCTTCCATATAAAAACAAGAACAATGGAAGAAAAGATTAATCAGATTTTAGTTTATACCTTATTGGCAGCAAAGAACGTGCTGACATTGGATGATGTATCGCTATTAACTGGGCTTAGTAAAAGTCATTTGTATAAACTTACCTGTAATCATCAAATACCGCACTACAAACCTAATGGAAAACAGTTGTACTTTGATCGTGCTGAAATAGAAGCATGGATGAAGCAGGGGAAAGTGAATACTATTGATGAAAGTGAACAGATGGCAGCTGTTTATTTAGCAAAGGCTTCAAGGAAGTAAGGAGGTAGGCTATGGAAAAAAGAAAAAGGGCAGTCTCCACAACCACCCAATTCCATGATGATGAGGCAAAGATAGAAAAAGAAAAGGGAATAAACAAGGTGTACAATTACTTTCGATATACAACAGGAACTTCTTTAGATTGTATGTTGGAAATTGGTATCCTTCGAAATTGTATCACCTACTATATTCGTGATTTGGAAAAGATGAACCTATTGCAAGCTGTATTCAGAGCTAGAGATAAACACACTCGTAGGATGGCCAAACATTATTCTGCCGATCCTGCTATGTGGAAAAATATAAGTGATAGGCAATTAAATATAGTTTTCGATGAAAGCATTTAATTTAAAGGATGTAATAGGTGACGAACTAAAACGTTGTGTTAGCACAGCTGAACGCAAGTACAGAACTCCTAAGCCGGGAACATGCGAGGCAGTTCTCACAGAGTTATTAGAGCAGATTAAATCCATTGACTTTCGGGCAAAGTCAGGATTGCCAGATGAAGGAAAGATATCACGGAAGATTTACGTGGTTGTTACCGTTGACGAAGTGCTAGATGTAGCCACTGCTAACAACTGGGGATTAGCTACCCGTGATGGATTTATCTATATCTTTAACGGTGAGTACTGGCAACCGGTGGGCGCAGATGATTTCAAACCCTTTCTTGCAAAAGCCGCGATGAGAATGGGTGTTCCTGTGATGGAATCAAAGTATCATATGTTTAAGGATGAACTATACAAGCAGTTTTTATCAGAGGCTAACCTTCAACCACCCACTAGAGGAAATAAAGTACTTATTAACTTAAAAAATGGTACATTTGAAATATCTCCAGATTGGCAAGGACTTAGAGAATTTGACAGGGACGACTTCATCAAATATCAGCTTTCATTTGAATATGATCCGAAATCTGTATGTCCAGTATTTGACAAGTATCTCCTGCGTGTTTTACCGGATGAAGATTGTCGTAAGGTATTGGCTGAATACCTAGGATACATATTCATCAATAATTTAAAACTAGAGAAGGCTGTTATTCTATATGGAAGTGGTGCTAACGGGAAAAGCGTGTTCTTTGAGATTATAAACGCAATTCTAGGCACAGAGAATATTTGTTCCTATTCATTGCAGAATCTAACTAAATACGATAGCTATCAGCGTGCAGAGTTAGCTAATAAGTTATTAAATTATGCCAGTGAGATCAACGGGAAATTGGAAGCCTCAATATTTAAGCAATTAGTGTCAGGCGAACCGGTAGAAGCTAGACAGATTTACGGTAAGCCGTTTGTCATGACTGATTATGGGAAGTTGATGTTTAATTGCAATGAGCTTCCCAAAGAGGTAGAACAGACAAATGCTTTCTTCCGACGCTTTATCATTATTCCATTTAGTGAGACCATTCCACCTGAAGAACAAGACCCCGAATTAGCAAACAAAATTATAGGTCAAGAACTCTCTGGAGTTTTCAATTGGATATTAGAAGGTCTACGAAGGTTGCTGGTTAATAAAAAGTTTACACAATCAATGAAGGTGAAGGAGCAGATAGATAAGTATCGGATGGAATCAGATAGTGTGGCAATGTATGTGGGTGAATATAGTTATGTTCCATCTTATCGAAGTAGTTATTCGTTAAAAGCAATATACGATGAATATAAAGCTTATTCTCTAGATAATGGTTATAAGTCTGTGAGTATCAGAACATTCTCGGAAAGATTGAGAATGCTTGGATTTGATGGTGAGAAGAAAATGAACGGACGTATTATCTATGCAATTCGCGAATAGCAAAAAAATAAAGTTTTATTCTTGCGTCATTTGCGTCATATCCGTCATGAAAAAGAGATATGAGTATGACGCACATGACGAATATGACGATGAAATAAAACATTTTATTTTCTAGTTAGAATATGTAAAAAGTTAATAATATGAACATCTATATTCAACCATATTTAGAAAAATACACCGGGAAATCATCCCGTCATAAATGCCCGAAATGCGGTGATCCTCATTCATTCGCTTATTACTTGGACGGTAACACTGGAGAAGTGATAGATAAGGCAGTAGGCAGATGTAACCATGAAAGTGGATGTGGCTATCACTATACACCTAAACAGTTCTTTATTGATAATCCGGTAGAGAAGGATCGGTTTACCGATCCCGTCAAACAGAAGACATTCCGGAATCCGATACAGGAATCGCAACGGGAAACGGGATATATTCCATTTTCATATGTGGAAAAGTCAGTAAGTTATAATAGTTCATTTATCTACTTCTTATGTGGCTTGTTTGACCGCTATACGCTTGAATCACCCACTATTGAGAAAATGATGCAGGATTACGCATTAGGAGCTACAAAAGGCGGTAGTGTGATTTACTGGCAGATAGACATCAAAGGAAAGGTAAGAACCGGTAAAGTGATGAAGTATGACCCGAATACTGGGCATAGGATTAAAGACGGTGGAGGTATTAACTGGATTCATTCAATAATGAAAAGACAGGGCTTGTTACCTGAAGATTTCAATCTAGTACAATGCTTGTTTGGTGAGCATCTTCTGAGAATGTACCCAGATAAAGTGGTCGCTTTAGTTGAATCAGAAAAAAGTGCTCTAATCGCTTCTGGTGTTTATCCTGAATACATTTGGCTGGCTACCGGAGGGAAATCTCAACTCTCTATTGATAAACTAAAGGTACTGCAGGGAAGAACTGTTATCATGTTTCCGGATGTGGACGGCTTCGAGTATTGGAGTGATAAGGCTAAAGAGGTTGAGGCAATCGGTTGTAAAGTGGTGGTTTCCGATCTACTAGAGAAGAACGCCAGTGATGTAGACAGAACCAATAAAATAGATTTGGCAGACTGGCTTATTAAACAGTTATCTGTAGAGACAGAAATGTCAGATACTGTTATGATAGTAGATACTGAATTTACTGAAACAGAAAAAATGTTGCGATACATGACAGAAGTGAATCCATCTTTACAGATATTAATTGATACGTTTGATTTAAAGCTTATTGTCTAATTAAAGTTGAAATTTTCATGGTTGAATCATAGTGTTATTTTGCAAAAATATATTATATTTGCATTCAGGAAATCAGGAGAATAGGGACATTCTCGTAAAGATATAATTTTGAGGGTGTTTTAACCGTTGCTAGTCCCCGCATTTATGTGAGCAAAGGTTAATCGCCCTTATTGTTTTATTAACCGTGTGAAGATGCACGGAACCGTAATGTTATGAACAGAAATAAGGCTCTTTTTTATTGTTTCCCGATCATAAACCTGCTTTAGGTGATATAAGGCACTTTTTCCAACTGGAGATACAAAGTTATCATCCATGCGGAAAAAGTGCCTTTGTCGTAAAATAAACGGTCCTCAGCGTCTTCTGCAAACAAATTGCCCAATGGAAAAACAAGCGTATAATGCTCCCGGAAATCTCCGATTGTGTGAAAACGGTGATAAAATCCGTCTGTATATCGGGAATACTTACCGGGATCTAAGTATTGCCTTTGCTCGCACGTTCTCTGGAAAAATCAAAGAAGCTGCCGACAGGCTGGCGAAGAAACAAAAGCAGAAAGAAGATGAAAAGCTTTGATCCGGCTATATATGTCAGCAAATGCAGGGAGATCATCAAGCACAACACGATACAGGCCCTTTCCAAGCTTGGTGAGGAATGCGTTAAGTATGTGCGTGACCGTACTCCTGAAGAAAGCTGGAAAGACCATACAGGAAACCTGCGCAGCTCTGTAGGCTATATGGTCCTATATGACGGTCAACCTGTACAGCAAGGCGGATTCAAACCAACAACAGCGCCAGAAGGCAACGGAGCACAAGGAAGGGCGGAAGGGGAAAAGTTCTTAAAGGAAGTTGTTACTCAAATATCGAAAGAAAATAGCTTTTCTCTTGTTCTGGTTGCCGGAATGAATTATGCTGACAAGGTCGAAGCGCTAGAAAACAAGAATGTTCTTGCAGGTGCTCATCTTTTCGCTATTGAAGAATGGAGATATATGGAAAAGGCTTTGAAAGACCGGATAGAAAAAGATATTAATAAAATCCAAATATTTTGATTTATGAAGAAGGAAGTAAAAAAAGAGAGAAAGGTAATGTTCCGAGTTGAGAACATGCCAAAGACGCAAAACGTATTTCTGCATCATGAGGAGGGAGTCTACGTGCTTTCATACGAGGAAGCGGAAGAGTTCTACGGAACATGCCGTAAAATATTGTCTTCTCCTGTTAGTTTCCGTGAGTTTAACATAGATGCCAAAGGCATTTCAAAGCGTTTTGAGTCGGAGAAACTGATAGTAGAACGTGAAAACATCTGGAAGGTGTGGGTAAATTTGAAGAAAATCTTCCGTTATGAATAATTACTAAAGTAGAAATGTTTAGAAATGGTTGGAAGGAAGAAAGGAACCCCCAAAACAGGCGGACGCGTCAAGGGGACAAAGAATAAGATTACAGCCACGCAAAAGCAGTGGATAGAGGACTTCTTAACCCGGAAACAGCCCGAAATGGAAAAGGAATGGGATAAACTGGAACCAAAGGATAAATGGCAGATGTTTGAGAAGTTGACAGGCTACATTGTCCCCAAAATGACTTCCGCACAAATAGATCCGTCACAGCTCACAGATGAACAACTGGATGAACTGATAAACCGTATCATTAAAGACATGAAATGAGAATACCGATAAACCGTGAAATAAAGATCATTCTTCTTAAATGGCTGCAAAAGGGCGTCATCAATACGGATGATATACCGGCGTTGAAGAAGGAACAGAACCAGGCGCAAAACACTTGGTTCGCCGAGCTGATTAAGCGGAGGACGGAGAACAAGAGTACTAATGATTAATTACACCGATATGACAAAAGAAGAATCAAAAAGATTGTGTATCAAGATTGACGTATTGAAGGAGAAGCTCGCCATCCTTCAAAAAGCTTGGGACAAATCACCGGAAAGCGTACCTCTGGCAGAAATAGACCGATGTAAGGCAGAATTAAGAAAAGCCGAACAGGTATACAATAATGGCGAGGGAGTTATCACAGACGAAGAAGCAGACGCTATCGCATCTTCTTTCTTTCCCGGTATGGGAGTAACCAAGAAAGAAGAACTATCCCCTGAGGATGAAGCTTGGTTGGATGCAGTAGTAAGTAACTTCTAAAACATATTATCATGAGAACAGTAGAAGAGATTAAAGCGGAATTGAAGAAGAAACAGGAGTGTTTGGATGCACTCTACCTTCATCAAAGGACCAAAGGTGATAAATTGCCTAACGGTCAAAGTGCGTTTGATTATGCGTTGAGATATAGCCAGGAGATTAAACGCCTGAAAGCAGAGCAAAAACAAGCGGAAGCGTTGCCGGATGATGAAGTTATTGCTATTGCTAGAGGTGAAATTTATCAATCACCGGAAGAGAAGAAGCGGGAAGAAGCTTACCGTAAAAGAATCCGTGAAGAGTTAGGGATAGACACCCCGGAGGATAGAGACGACGTCCTGTCAAATGAAGAAGTAATTGCCATCGCTAAAGGTTGGTAAAATCAATGGTTGTTCCTGCCTGCGTAAATCAAAAATACCTTCATACGATTATCAGGCAGGGACGCCGTTTAAAATTCCTGTATATGGCAATATGTGATATATGCATCCATAAACGGAAAGTCTTTGATGAGTCTTTGGGCTGGGTTTGGAGATGTAAGGCTTACCGCTCGTTTATCATTCCCGAATGTCTATCAAGGTGGGACGTTATGGAAGCGGTGCGGAATGGCAAATGCGAGTTCTTCAACAAGCCTATAAGGTTCGATGTCAATGGTTTTGCATACGTATGTGCTGAAGAAGAACCTCCGCAACAACAAATCGATGAAGATGATGATTTTCCGGTAGTTTGTGACTGATGGACGATATAGCATTAAAATATTTGGCAGAATGGCGTAATGACTGGTGCGCTTTTGCATCTGACGTTCTACGGGCTAATCTGGACGAAGAACAGAAAGCCGTGTTGCGTTCGGTGCAAACAAACCCTATGACGGTCGTAGCGTCCGGCGTTGCACGCGGGAAAGATTATGTTTCCGCTTGTGCCGCCTTATGCTTCATGTATTTAACCCCGGAATGGGACGACGACGGAAATTTAATCCGCAATACAAAGATAGCAATGACTGCACCAACAGCTAGGCAGGTAGAGAATATTATGACTCCAGAAGTAAGAAGGCTAATGCGTAATGCAGGTATATTGCCGGGACGTCTGGTTGCAAATGATATTCGTACCGATTATGAAGAGTGGTACCTGACGGGGTTTAAATCAGATAACAATAATACGGAGGTCTGGTCCGGTTTTCATGCTGCAAACGTAATGTTCGTTGTTACAGAAGCGTCTGGTATTCCTGAAGTTATTTATAATGCCATAGAAGGAAACCTACAGGGAAACTCGCGCCTTTTGCTTGTATTCAATCCCAACATCACTACAGGTTATGCGGCAAACGCTATGAAATCGGATCGTTTCGCAAAATTCCGTCTTGATTCCCTGAATGCAACCAATGTGACGGCAAAAAGGGAGATTATCCCCGGACAAGTTAACTACGAATGGGTGGAGGACAAAGTTAAACACTGGTGTAACCCTATCACGAAAGAAGAATATAATGAGGGCGAGGGGGATTTTCTCTTTGAGAATAACTTATATCGTCCGAATGATCTGTTTCGCGTCAAAGTACGCGGAATGTTTCCGAAAGTATCTGAAGATGTGCTCATCCCCTATGAATGGATCGAGATTGCCAATAAACGTTGGCAGGAGAACCACCCGTATAGACCACGTAAATCTTGCAAACTAGGTGTCGACGTTGCCGGTATGGGACGCGATAACAGTGTATTTTGTCCCCGATATGGGAACTATGTTGCACAGTTCGACGTGTTCCAGTCGGCAGGCAAAGCAAGTCACATGCATGTAGCAGGCAAGGCACTTTCATACAGAAGGACGGATAGGGATATTATCTTTATCGACACTATCGGAGAAGGTGCGGGCGTGTATTCCCGTCTCATAGAGCAAGGGATAAGAGGCGTATTTTCCGTTAAGAACTCACAGGGAGCGAAAGGACTACATGATATAACGGGTGAATACAGCTTCGCCAATATGCGGGCTTATCTGTATTGGGCCTTGCGTGACTGGTTGGACCCTAAAAACAATTTCTTTGCCATGTTGCCACCGTGCGACCAATTTACAGAGGAAGCAACCGAAACACGCTGGAAATTCAGGAGTGACGGGAAAATAATCATTGAACCGAAGGAGGAGATAAAGAAGCGCATCAAGCGTTCACCCGATTACATGGATGCGCTTTCAGAGACATTTTACCCGTATTCATTCACGTATAAGGATGATGCGGAACTATTACAGGACTTTTTATAATTCTAAATTATGGCAAATTATATAAATATTGAATCCCTGATACTGGATGCGCTGACAGATGCACCGGTAGGATTTGAGATAAACAATAAAAGATATAGTATCTATCCCCCTACTTTGGGAAAGAAGCTACTTATTGATCAACTGAAAAGAAAGTTGTCAATCAATCCCGAATGTTCAAAAGCGGACCCACTAGAAGAAGCTTTGCGGGTATGCAATGAAAGCAAGGAAATCGTTTTGCGTATTCTTGCATATAGTACTCTACAGGGAAAAGAAAACGTTCTGAATGAAAAGAGGATAAAAGAACGGGATTAGCACGCAGATAATATGACAAAGCCTAAAATACCCAATCAGAAGCAGCAGTACCAGGAGTTGGACCGACGATTGCAGAAGTATATACTCATGGTGCAGCAGATATACAAAGATTTGGCACTCGAAGCGTCAAAACTCGCACTTCGTACCGGCTACGATCCGGAGGCAAAGAAGATTTTCCGGTTCAAGGACTATCCCCAGACGAAAGCGGGGATAGACAATCTTTTGCGCAACTTCGTGGAAGATATGCAGGTTCTCATCTACCAAGGGACGTCTAAAGAATGGGAGCAAAGTAACGAAATCCAGAGTTTGCTTGCAGATAAGGTTCTACAATCTTATGTAGGCGAGATAGACAGGAAGAAGTATAAAATGTACTACCAGACCAACTCGGATGCCCTGAAAGCTTTTCAACAAAGAAGAGATAACGGGATGAATCTTTCGCAAAGGTTATGGAACCAGTCGCAGGAGCTGAAAGAAGAGCTGGAGGAAACAATCTCTACAGCCATTCAGAAGGGCTACAGCGCAATAACTCTTAGCAAGAAGGTAAGTAAGTATCTGAATAACTTTCCGACGTTCCAGAAGGACTATAAAGAGAAATATGGCAAAGCATCTGATATTCATGACTGTGAGTTCAGGAGTGCCCGACTCGCTGCATCTGAAATAAACATCGCATATAGAAGGGCGGAGCAAATGAGATGGGAACAAATGAATTTTATAGTAGGCTATGAAATCAAGCCTAGCGGGATGCATAAGAAAAAGGACATTTGCGACCTTCTGGCCGGTAAATACCCCAAGAATTTCAAATGGGTCGGCTGGCATCCGCTTTGCAAAGATTACTGTTTGCCAATAATGAAAACTGATGAGGAATTCTGGGCACATGGCTACTTTGATGATCCGAACGATACGAGCAGTGTAAACGAAGTTAAGGACGTGCCGGATACTTTCAAACGGTGGGTAGGAGCAAATGCGCGCCGTATCAAAGCGGCCAAAAGAAAAGGGACTTCTCCGTATTTTATTAAGGACAATCAGGAAATAGTAAATAATATTCTTTATCCACAAAAAAAATAGTATATTTGTAACGAATTAAACCAAGCGTTGTGAAGATGCAGCGCACCCGAATTATGAACGAAATAAACCAAATTCTAACCGCAGGATCGGTTGATGTTATCATTGAAGCATTGAAAAGGAAATCCGTCTGTGTTCCTTCATGGGATAAACTTATCAAGGATTATGAACCCAAAGAGCACGAGATAGTGACGGATACAGTCACCCGGAAAAATAAAGTAAAAACAGATGGTTCGGTAGAAAAGGCTTCCCGAATCTATCTCGGGCTGGAGAAACTTCTCACAAGGCGAATGACTGAATTTACTTTCGCTATCCCGGTCAAACGTGTATATCACAACATCGAAGATAATGAAACTCGCCAAAGTATTGCAAAAGCTATTGAAGCAATATACAAGTACGCCCGCATCGATGCGGAAAACATCAGGCGAGGAAATGCCTATTATGCGGCATGTGAAATCTGTACGATATGGTATGCGGTTGAGAAGCCTAACAGCCTGTACGGATTCAGAAGCAAATTTAAACTTAAATGCAATACTTACTCACCAATGGACGGTGTTAGCCTGTATCCTCTTTTTGACGAACGGGGCGACATGCTCGCAATGTCACTGGAATACACCAAAAAGATACTGGATAAGGAAATTACGTATTTCGAGACATACACAGCCAATAAGCATTACAAGTGGAAACAGGAAAATAACCGGTCCTGGGAAGAAGTGACCAACGAACCTATCGTTCTGATGAAGATACCGGCTATCTATGCTTACAGGGATTCTGCTATCTACGCTGATTTGTCATATATCAGAAAAGAGATCGAGTATACCCTTTCACGTAATAGCGATGTGATCGCATATAATAGTGCACCTATCCTGAAAGTTGCGGGAGGAATGCAAGGGAAAGAGGACAAAGGGGAAAGCCGTAGAGTGTTCCGTGTTGAAAACGGGGGAGATGTTTCCTATGTTTCATGGGCGCAATCTATCGAAGCCTTGAAGTATCATGTGGAAACGCTTACTAACTCCTTCTGGTCACAATCACAGATGCCGGATATTTCCTTTGAAAAGATGAAAAATTTGGGAAATATCGGCTACGATGCACGCCAGACGCTTCTTACTGATGCACATCTGAAAGTAGGTGACGAGGCGGGGAACTGGTTGGAACTTCTAGACCGTGAAAGTAGTATTGTGAAAGCGTTCCTTTCCCTGATGAATGTACAGTGGAAGGAAGAGATAGATAATGTAGACGTTGAAAACATCATAACTCCGTTTATCCAGAACGACGAAAAGAATGAAATAGAAAAGCTTACTACTGCAAACGGTGGTAAACCAATATTAAGCCAGTTGGAAAGTATTAAGGCACTCGGTTATTCTAATGATCCGGAAGCGACATTAAAGCAGATTCAGGAAGAAGAAGCCGTAGCGGAAGAAAGCAAGGGTTCAATAAATGTTAGTGCGTTTTAAGGGTTCATTTTGATTTGTTCATAATAATGTTTTTAGTCCTGAAGGGGCGGGCGTTGTGAAACGGTCGCTCTTTTTTTATGCCATGAAGATATAAAAATAACCTAGGCATGTGTAAGTGTGTAGGTCTGATTTGAGCAATAGAAAAAGGGGGCAATGCTACTATTATTCACATTACCCCCTTTCGTAAAAGACCTGTTCACAAATATAGCGAATCAGTTTATTATATCAAAGACTGTTAAGCCACTTTTTGCCACTTTTGGTGTTAAGCCAAATTGCTATTCCAGCCCCTACGGCGCTAGTAAACATGAATATTATCGTTAATCCGTTCATAATATTCTATAAATTCTTGATCCATTTCTTCCCGGATGGAGTTTCGGTATAAATCAAGAATAGCACCGCTATAACAGCCAACACAACAAATACAAATATTCCTGCATTCATATCAATTCATTTTAATAAGTTGTTTCCAATTTTCGCCCATGAATAAGCTAATATACAACCAACAAGTAACATGATTAAAAGTTTTAAGTTTATAACGCTACCTTGAAAAAATAGCACCATACCACCAAGAACCAAAGCTGTATATGTTAATTGTGAAAGATTAAAGAAATACCCTGCAAGCTTTTCCCGCCTGGTCTTGTCTTTCTCCTTTCCTTCTCTTTTTTCTTCTTGTCTTTCGCTCCAGCTACCCATTTTGCATTGTTGTATATGTATTATAAATACAAAGATAGGAATTTGCAGCGAGAAATCAAACGAAATCAGTAGAATTTAATTAATTGACTTTTTTGACCACCGGATAATTACGTCTTGCTCCACAAAATTATGGAGCAAGTTTTCGCCATTTTTGTTGAAAACTTGATAATAATCACCTGTCAAGGTAACTTATTGATTTTCAGACTCGCCAAAATTGGCGAGTGGAAAATCAGCAAGTTAGTAAAATAGAATATGCCTTTTTGCCATTTAGGGGAAATTTCCCCTAAAATTGATAATCAGGTAGTTACGCTTTAAATACGGTTTGAACACGTATTTTAAATACGGGCATTATCGTGTTTCACCTTGTTGCCTGAAGATGAAAAGCTGACCCAAACATTGTTTGGGGCAGATAACAGACGTTACATAGGGGTAATTGCCCGTATGAGTGAAAATCAATGTGGGCGCAAATTTACGCTCGTTAACCGTTCCGGCGTTTCACCTTGTTGCTTGATTATCAATGTGGGCGCAATTTTGCGCTGACATAAAAAAGGGAATCCTATCACCTTTCTGAAAGGTGATAGTGTAATGGTTAACGCCACACAGCTTGCAAAAATCTATGGGAAGCGTCCCAATGATTATTTGTCCTTACCTGCTACAAATCAATTAATTAACGCAATTACAAGAAAATATGGTATTTCTGAAAATCAATTAGTTATATCAAAGGCAGGTTCATCACATAACGGAGGTGGTACTTGGATGCACAGATTAATAGTAGTTGATTTCTGTCAATGGTTAGACATTGATTTGAAGCTGTGGTGTACTGAAAAACTTGATGAGTTGATGCGATACGGCATGACCGCCACGCAGCCCACACTTGAACAAATGATTAATAACCCCGACTTGGTTATCAGTCTTGCCCAAAATGGCAAACGTGAGGAGAAGCAACGATTGGCATTGGAAGTGGAGAAAAAGGAACAGGAGAAGCTGTCTATCATAGAGGAAACAAAGCCAGCCGTAGTATTCACGGAATGTGTAACAAGTTCGTCTACAAATATTCTCATAGGAGATCTTGCGAAACTTATCACCCAAAACGGGAATTTCCGCAACGGGTTTAGTCATTGTAAATCACAGGGCGTCGTGATTCACGACACCCCTGACGCTATGGAAGAATGAGCTATTTACTTAAAAGCTCTTTTATTTTATCGCAAGAATACTATTTTTCTTCTATCTGGGATATGATTTTTTTCAATTCCTCTACAGAAGTGGCTTTGTAATAGTCACTTTTATGCTGAATTAAGGCGGTTAGCTCTTCACCTTTGGCTTCTTCGTTTTCGGCAAACAATTCTCTTACCGGAACATCTAAAGCCGCTGCAAATCGTTCCAAAGTTGCTAAAGTTGGGTTCTTCATTAAAGAATTTACGGTCTGTTTGGGTACACCTAATAAGTCAGCAAACGCAGTTTTTGTTAGCCCTTTTTTCTTTAGTAATACTTCAATGTTCATATAATATCTGTTATTTATGATGTAAAATTACTGATATATTCGGTTGGTAACATCGTTATATTACTAATTAATGTTAAGGTAAGAATTAAAAGTTACCCATTTTGTTGTTTAGTAATATTTTATGCTTACTTTTGCGTCATCAAAAACAGAAAATCATAATAAACACCAATAAAAATGATTATGGCAACAAAGAAGAACATTACTAAAATCTTGGAACAGGTGGAGCACATCTTTTTGAAACACTGTTCCAGTTATGAAGAAGTAAGCAGCAGAGAAGTTTGTATAGAACCGAAGCGTTACAACAAGCTTCATCTTACTGCACAAGGTCGGAAACATAACTACAATGCTATGTTTGACATAAGCAAGGATTATCCATGCCTTGTACACTTTAAAACTGTGTAATTTGTGATTATACTTTATCCATTTTGGGGATACTGGTTTGTGAAAATAGGTGTCCTATCTTTACTAGATTATTAACCCGATGACGTCGTGAATCACGACCCCATCATAAAGATATTATATTATGGTTTATTTCCCATTAAACATTAACGAAGAGTTGGCGGACCTATTGCGGTCTGCTACAGAGCTGAACGGCTTACTCAACAACTATGTAAAAGAGCATTTCAAAGATCTAGATTATCAGGACTGGCAGGAATATCCGGCCAAACAGATCGGAGAGATGCAAAATAGTACTTTGGACATGATCGCAACAATAAGCGATTTTATAGGAGATGATATTTTATCTCAGGTGCACGCAGAACTTAAAAAGGAGGAGAAGGTATGAAGACGATCAAAGTAACAGACGCAGCCGCTCGGTTTATCAAACAGTTACGGGAAGAAGGAATAGAGGAAAGGAAAGTTTTCCTTTGTGATACTTATACAAAAGCAGTGGAACAGGTTTTGGCTAATGATGAATACAGTGAGGCGGATCTTTACCCGTTGATGGTAATACATGATTATCATAAGTTGATAGAGGAATTATCTATAGATGATGAGGGGCGGGTATGATAAACGAGGAAATATTGAAGATTGTACTTAATGATAAGACTTTTGGTCAGCGTGAAGCAGCTGACATTGTTGGAGGTAGAGGGCGTTTGTTTAAATTGGTAGGTTCCGGTGATATTCGCGCTGAGAAAATACCGCCTAACCGTCAAAATGGGAGATGGTATTGTAACGCTTATGATGTTATCAAATGGGCAACAATTGGGAAAGGAAGTACACATAGGAGTGATGAGAATACATAGTAAGTATCAGGGATCTCGGTCCGACACTGAAGTTGACGCCAATCAACAAAGCCACCCCGGTAACAATATGGTTGCCGGGATTACATTTCTTGCAAATTATTGAAGAATATTCAAAGATTAGCATTATAGTTGCCTTTAGCAAGTCGGCTTAAATGCCGCCATTTCCGGCAATAAACCATGCTTTTATGACGGATATGACGCAAATGACGCAAGAATAAAACTTTATTTTTTTGAGATTTATCCTTGTGGACGGATTGAACGGTAACGCATAGCGAGAATGCGACAGGGAACGAATGCACACTTAACCGACACATAACATAGTCGGAGGTGAAGATACAGGACATAAGCAGATACAGACGGAAAATGGCCGTTTGTTGAGAGCGGTCTTATTTCGCTTGCATAGGTTCAGCTAAAAGAATACTTATGGGGAGAGAAAGTCCAAATGCTTCTCTCCCTATAAATATTAGCTTTCTCTTTGGAAAGTTTGTGTATTAGGAAAGAATATGTAACTTTACACCAAGAAAGCCCATCAGTAGAGCATAAAAATGCTATTTTGTTACTATTCTGTTACCCATCATTAGTAGTGATGGGCTTTTTATTATCTTTATTTGTTTTATAAATTGCTGATAAATAAAAAGATAGACCTTATTTCTCAATAAAGCCTATCTGCAAACTTAAAACAACCAACAAAAGAAATAGATAATTTCAATTAAATGAGGAATGAAGAATTAGCTGTGCGTTTATCACAACCTGCATAGTAATTCTTCATTTTTAGTTCTTCATTTATATTATATGCTTATCTTACAAACAGTAACTCTCTGTATTTTGGGAGTGTCCACATTTGGTTGTCAACAATCAGTTCCAACTTGTCAATGTGATAACGGATCTCTTCCAATGCCGGCACGATTGTATCATGATAAGCGATAGCCTTTTCACGTTCACTCTCAATCTTATTTGCAACCTTACGCGCTTCGATCATGGCATCTACATGTTCCTTGATGAAGGCGGTGCGGTCAGCGATTTCTTCAATCAGTTCCAGGTTTTTGGCTGACAGTTTTGCTGCCTTTTCTGCCGGAAACAGGGATTGCATCTTGTAGACATTGTTAATCAGGTCTGTCTGATATTGAGTAGCTACCGGAATGATATGATTCATTGCCAGGTCGCCTAATACACGGGCTTCGATCTGAATCTTTTTGGTATATGTTTCCCATTTCACTTCGTTTCGAGCTTCGAGTTCCTTTCTCGTCATTACACCGATTGCTTCGAACATAGCGATGGTTTCCGGTTTCAGATAGTTGTCAAAGATGACAGGGACGCTTGTTTCACAATCCAGACCACGACGGGCAGCTTCTGCTTTCCATTCGTCGCTGTAACCGTTACCGTCGAAATGAATGGCTTTACATTCCTTGATGTATCCACGGATGATTTCAAGTATGGCAGAAACTTTCGGCTCTCCCTTTTCAATCAAGGCATCTACATCTTTTTTAAACTTCTTCAACTGGTCTGCTACGGCAGAGTTTAGGGCGATCATGGCAGAAGCACAGTTTGCTTCGGAACCTACGGCGCGGAACTCAAAACGGTTGCCGGTGAAGGCAAATGGGGAAGTACGGTTACGGTCTGTATTATCAATCAGCAGTTCGGGAATTTGCGGGATATCCAGTTTCATACCTTGCTTGCCGCTAAGACTGATCAGGTCATCCTTTGTGCTGTTCTCAATATGATCCAGCACTTGAGACAACTGTTTGCCTAGGAAAGAAGAAATGATTGCCGGAGGTGCTTCGTTAGCTCCCAGACGGTGCGCATTGGTAGCGCTGGAGATGGAAGCTTTCAACAGTCCGTTGTGATGATAAACTGCCATCAGGGTGTTGACGACGAATGTCACAAAACGCAGATTATCTTCCGGTGTCTTGCCCGGTCCCATCAATAAAATACCAGTGTCGGTACCCAGAGACCAGTTATTGTGCTTACCCGAACCATTTACTCCCTTGAATGGCTTTTCGTGAAGCAATACGCGGAAACCGTGACGACGGCTTACTTTACGCATCAGCGACATGATTAGCAGGTTATGGTCATTGGCCAGATTACATTCTTCGAAGATAGGAGCCAACTCGAACTGGTTTGGAGCCACTTCGTTGTGACGGGTTTTTACAGGGATACCCAGTTTGAGAGCCTCAATTTCGAGGTCTTTCATAAAGGCAGCTACGCGGGTAGGGATAGCACCGAAATAGTGATCTTCCAACTGTTGGTTCTTGGCACTGTCATGTCCCATCAGCGTACGTCCTGTCATGAGCAGGTCAGGGCGTGCGGCATACAGACCTTCGTCTACCAAGAAATATTCCTGTTCCCAGCCCAGGTAGGCAACTACTTTCTTCACTTCCGGATTGAAGTAGTGACATACGTCTACGGCAGCTTTATCTACGGCACGCAATGCTTTCAGTAATGGAGCCTTATAGTCGAGAGCTTCACCGGTGTATGCGATAAACACAGTGGGGATACAGAGCGTATCATCTACAATGAATGCAGGTGAGGAAGGGTCCCATGCGCTATAGCCACGGGCTTCGAATGTGTTGCGGATACCGCCACTCGGGAACGAAGAGGCGTCCGGTTCCTGTTGAACCAGTAGCTTGCCTGAAAACTCTTCCATCATACCGCCCTTGCCGTCATGTTCAATGAAAGCGTCATGCTTTTCTGCCGTGCCTTCGGTAAGCGGTGCAAACCAGTGTGTATAATGAGTGACACCCATTTCAACCGCCCATCTTTTCATTCCGGCAGCTACTTCGTCAGCTATGCTACGATCTAGGGGAGCCCCATTGTCAATAGCGTCAATCAGCGCATTGTACACCTTACTGGGAAGGTATTTGAACATCTTTTCTTTGTTGAACACATACTTGCCGAAATATTCCGAAGGACGTTCAGCGGGTGTCGGCACTTCAACAGCTTTCTTCTTGAACGCTGTTTCTACTACTCTGAATCTAAGTTTTGACAT